GAACAACCACAGAACAACAACGGTTATATCATTGTCCAGATGGTAATGCCCTTGTCAGTGTAACAACTATCTTAGATAAAACAAAATCAGCAGAAAAAACTAAAGCATTAGCAAATTGGCGTAGGAGCATAGGTGTAAAAACTACAGGGTGTAGTGGCATGGCTTATGTATTAGAGTTTGTTGACACTATAGAAGAAGAAATTGACGAAGTGTTTGAAGATCATGGTGTTAAGTTAGTAGTAAGCAAAAAAGATCTAGTGTACCTTAATGGTCTACAATTAGATTATCAAAAGAAAGGACTCAATGAAGGCTTTGAGTTCATCAATCCAAACGTTAAAGCTGAATGTGGTTGTGGAGAAAGTTTCACTGTCTAATGAAATTTCCCGTAATTGAAATTGTTGATCGATACACCATTGCTGTAGTCAAGCACGAAAAAACCAACGGAGCCAATCAAGAAGAACTTGACTTTTATCTTAAGCAAATGCAAGAAGCCAAGATTGACCCGTTAAATTCTAAAGTCTTAGCATTAATAGAACATCATGATTATGTATGGTCATTAGAGGATGATTTTAAGAAAGCCAAGATCGATGCACTTCCATTGGATCAAATAGGCGCTCGTGCTTTGCACATACGCGATATTGGGTATAAACGTGTTGATCTTAAAAACGCACTAGCTGAAATGCTCAACGACCCAGTCCGTGAAATTAAAGCAGACCACGTTTCAGACTGATCGCATGTTCCAATCCAGATACGACCGAATTTGTGATATCAGTTTCTGATATTATCCTTCTATTATGTTCGAGGATATCCAGATTATTAGCGTATAATTCTTTGATCTCACTGATGGGTTTCGATAGAAAATTATTGATAACATTGTCGACAGCATAAAGTCTTTGTGCGGGGTCTACGATGCTATCATACCCTTCATCTAGTATATGATTCCAAGTCCTAAACCCTAATTGTCTTAAATGCGATAAACTATTTGCTGGACCTAGGTAAATGAATATATGATTGTACATCATGGCATTGAATATTTTTTCTGAAAAGTAAACGGGCCCGTCAAAATACGTCTCAGTGATGATCGATACATGACAATCATCGATGATGTTTTTGGGAATTTCTGTAAATTCTATAGAGCTATCAAAGCCCTGGATTGGTATCAGACCATCAGTGGTACTGACCCTGTCTAGGATTATAGAATGATCATGCTCGCTGTAGTCTCTATTAGATAAATCTTGGTTAACACATTTGTAAGCTAGATATCCCTCGGAGGAATGGTCGATCAATGTCTTTAAGAGATAACGTCGAGATAGATAATCTTTAGTGCCGCAATACAAGAATTTTTTATTCCTTGTTGCTGTTTGGTACCCCTGGACAGATTTTTCCTTGCTCAAATGCATGAAAAAATTAATTTGTTTGGTGGGAAAATCCAGATAGCTATTAGTCACATCAATCCCGTTGAACAATATCATAGGATTGTTGATGCCGTGATAAAATTCATTGAGTTTCAAAAAACGAACATCGTCGATAGAAATTTTATGATCGACTCCCCATAGGACTATGAGGCTTCGTTCATCTTTGATTATTAGCTGTTTTAAAAAAGAATCGATGTCAAATATATCATTGGCACTGATCGCGTTCCATGAAAAATCTATGGTATCTGGAATATTGAGGTAAACATTATAGTGTTTGGCTGTATTAAATAGACTCATACACATATTTATTTGACTTCTTTTGTATGAGCATATATACTACTAGAATGCTTACAAAAAAATACGATTACCCTCCCATATCACGCCAATCAGTCGATGGCAAAAGATTATACTCACTTCCAGATGGTAGCAAGGTGCCCAGCGTCACTACCATATTGGATAAAACTAAACCCAGAGAAAAACAACTGGCCCTAGAAAACTGGCGCAAGCGTGTAGGCACTGCTAAAGCCCAAGAGATAACCACAGAAGCCGCTAACCGTGGCACACGCATGCACAAATGGTTGGAAGACTATGTGCGAAATGACAGGCAGATGGGCGATCCTGGAACCAATCCCTACAGCCAACAGAGCCACAAGATGGCACAACAGATAGTTGAGAATGGATTGATAAATGTTGATGAGATGTGGGGAATTGAAGTACCATTGTACGTCCCAGGGCTTTACGCAGGCACCACAGATGCTTGCGGAGTATATAAGGGTGCCCCGGCTATAATCGACTACAAACAGACTAATAAACCTAAGAAAACGGAGTGGATTGAAGACTATTTCCTTCAATTATGCGCCTATGGTGCCGCACATAACGAAGTCCATGGCACTGATATCAGGCAAGGTGTTATCCTGATGTGTAGCCAAGATTTCCAATTCCAAACTTGGACTGTAGAGGGAAGTGAATGGGACAAATGGTTAGATCGCTGGTATGATAGAGTTGAGCAGTATTATAAGTTAGCATAAATACTAGATAACGAACTAAGGTGATAACATGGCTGTAATACAAATCTCAAAAGTACAAGTCCGACGTGGCTTGCAAGAAAATTTACCCACACTAAGCAGTGGTGAATTTGGGTGGAGTGTTGATCAACGTAGACTCTACATTGGTAATGGCACCCTAGCAGAAGGCAGTCCGACAACCGGCGTTACTGAGATCATAACATCAGTACAACTGGGTAATTTACAATCTAACATTACTCTATTAGAATCCAATGTGTCAGCATTAAATTATGCTGTTGGAACTCCAGGACAAACTATTGCATTGTTAGATAATACCACAGCAAATACTAATGTTCGTGTTGAGTCATCAACTACTAACGTTATAGACTATCAGATTAGTAGAGGCACCGATTATAGAGTTGGTCAATTAAAAGTCAGTCAATACAACGGTACCCATATTGCAGGTACTGTGGTATACGAGGATGATTACACAGAAACAGCTAGCGTTGGCGTAACATGGGGATTCACTGCAAATGCAAATGCAGTGGTATTACAATACACAACATCAAGTACCGGCGACAATGCCGAATTCAAATATTACATAAAATCTTTCGCTTAGGATGTGGCAAGATTTTTGGAACCTGCGTATAAACGACAGGCTAACTAAATGGAAAGACTTCCGTCATCAGTTGGACAGGCTTCCATTAGAATCAGCAGTAGTGGAACTAAACAACATGTGGAGCACGGCTCCATTTGTAACTCACAACCTGTCTCCAGATGATCCAACGAATTGGCCTAATCCGTGGGAACTGTTAGCCGAAAACTACTGGTGCGGCGTTGCTAAAGCATTAGGAATCCTGTATACTATATATTTTACTAGTCATAAATCTGTTAACTTAGAATTACGTATCTATTATGATTATAAGGAAAAAGAAAGGCATGCAGTAGCTTGGATAGACAATGGAAAATATATTCTTAATTACTGGCCGTACGAGATAGTAAATACAAAACACATAGAAGAAAAACAGTTAAAGATGTTGCATCGATATACAAGTGAGGATCTAAAGTTAGATAATTTTTAAAAAAAAGAGGGTTCAATTAAGTGAGTAGTATTCAAGTTAAAAAACGCAGTGGTGCTATAGTTCCATTGGATGTAACAAAATGGCAAAATCAAGTAGCAAAAGTGTGTCAGGGCGTGGCAGATGTTAGTCAATCAATGATTGAGATAAAAAGCCAACCACACTTCTACGATGGGATTACAACAAGAGAAATTGATGAGATCACACTTCGTGCTATAGTTGATCTAATTGATGTAGAACACGAGCCAGAAGTAGGGCATACTAACTATCAATATGTGGCAGGTAAACAACGGCTTTCGATGTTGCGTAAAGACATCTATGGCGATTACCAAGTTCCACACTTATATGAAATTGTAAAGACTAATGTAGCTACAGGGTTATATTCACAAGATCTATTACAATGGTACACTGAAGAAGACTGGAACAAGATGAATGATCTAATAGATCATGAAAAAGATGAGACGTACAGTTACGCCGCAATGGCACAAATGATTGAAAAGTATCTAGTAAGAAATAGAAGCACAAAACAGATCTACGAAACTCCACAAGTTAGATATATGGTGGCGGCCGCAACAGTGTTCCATAATGAGAACCCACAGCAACGTCTAAAGTATATTAAAGATTACTACGCCTGCTCCAGCGATGGATTGTTTACCCTCGCAACTCCAGTCCTTGCTGGATTAGGCACCCCTACAAAACAATTTAGTTCGTGCGTACTGATCAAATCAGACGATGACCTAGACAGTATTTTTGCGTCAGGTGAGATGATGGCCAAGTACGCTAGTAAGCGTGCAGGCATTGGTTTAGAGATTGGTCGAATACGTCCATTAGGCAGTCCTATCCGTGGTGGTGAAATCATGCACACTGGTATGATTCCGTTCTTAAAGAAATGGTTTGGTGATCTACGTTCATGTTCACAAGGTGGCATCCGCAACGCATCAGCAACAGTATTTTATCCAATTTGGCATCATCAGTTTGATGACTTAATTGTATTAAAGAATAATCAGGGCACAGAAGAAACACGTGTACGTCACATGGACTATGGTGTAGTGCTTAACGCTTTCTTTTGGAGGCGATTCAAAAATAAAGAAAATATTACATTCTTTGACCCCAATGAAGTACCTGACTTGTACGAAGCATTTTACACAGACACAGAACTGTTTGAAGAATTATATGAAAAGTATGAGAGACAAAAAGGCCTACGCAAGAAAGTACTAACAGCAGAAGAAGTATTTAAGGGCGGCATACTTAAAGAGAGAACAGACACAGGTAGAATTTATCTGGTGTTCATTGACAATGTTATGAAGCAAGGCCCATTTGATCCTGCGTTCCACACAATTTATCAAAGTAACTTGTGCTGTGAAATTCTATTACCAACTAAAGCATTTAAACGCTTAGATGATCCCAATGGCCGCATTGCCCTTTGTACACTAGGCAGTATCAATTGGGGATCTTTCCGTAACCCAGAAGACATGAAACGTGCTTGCCGTATACTACAACGTAGCCTATGTAATATACTTGATTACCAAGATTTCTTAAGCATACAGAGTAAATTGTCAAATGATGAGATATCACCATTGGGCATTGGAATTACTAATCTTGCGTACTGGCACGCAAAACGTGGATTACAGTATGGTGAGAAAGATGCCTTGCAAGAAGTTAAAACTTGGGTAGAGCATCAGGCATTTTATCTAACAGAAGCCACAGTTGAACTCGCTAAAGAACGCGGACCGTGTCTACATAGTGAATTTACTAGATACGGAAAAGGATTCTTTCCTTGGGAAAACCGTGCCAAAGGTGTTAACAAACTAGCAGACTTTACTCCAACTGGTGAGTTAGATTGGGAACAGTTAAGAAGTGACATGCGTAGTCATGGTGTTAGAAATGCTACGTTAATGGCTATTGCCCCTGTTGAAAGTAGTAGTGTTGTTATCAACTCAACGAATGGCATTGAAATGCCAATGAGTTTAATATCAGTAAAAGAATCAAAAGCAGGATCGTTTGTACAGGTAGTTCCCGAATACCATAAGCTAAAAAATAAATATCAACTGATGTGGGAACAAAAAGATTGTGTGGGCTATTTAAAAACAGCCGCGGTATTAGCCGCATACGTTGATCAATCAATATCAACTAATACCTTTTACAATCCAGCACATTTTGAGGATCGTAAAGTTCCAACGACATTAATCGCTAGTAATTTGATGCAGGCACATATATGGGGTTTGAAGACTTTCTATTACAGCTTGATTAATAAGCAAGGTAGCAAGACAGTAGACGAGGTAATCGAAGCACAGGCAGAAGCATTACCAACAGACAATTTAGACGATGACGATTGCGAAGGATGCAAATTATAATGAGCAAAGAACAATACAACTTAACCACAAAGACAGACTACCTAAATAGAAAGATGTTCCTTGACCCAGCAGGTCCTGTAACTATACAAAGATTTGAGGAAGTAAAGTACAATAAGATCGTTAAACTAGAACAGACTGCCCGGGGGTTCTTTTGGATTCCAGAAGAGATCAGTTTAACTAAAGATTCAACTGATTTTAAAGATGCTAGCGATGCAGTTAAACATATCTTTACATCAAATCTTTTGAGACAGACTGCACTAGACAGCCTACAAGGTCGTGGACCAGCACAGGTGTTTACTCCAGTAGTTAGTTTACCTGAATTAGAAGCATTAGTGTTTAATTGGTCATTCTTTGAAACAAATATCCATTCAAGAAGTTACAGTCATATCATACGTAATGTTTACAACGTGCCTAAGGATGTGTTTAACACCATCCACGATACACAAGAAATTATTGACATGGCATCTTCGATTGGGTCATATTATGATAAACTGCATGTGATTAATTGCCGTAAAGAAATAGGACATAAAATCAATGAGCAAGATCATATTAATGCTGTATGGTTGGCGCTAAATGCTAGTTATGGTCTTGAAGCATTCCGCTTTATGGTGTCATTTGCTACCAGCCTAGCAATGGTAGAAAATAAAATCTTTATGGGCAATGGTAACATTATTAGTTTAATATTGCAAGATGAATTGTTGCACAAAGAATGGACGGCTTGGTTAATCAATCAAGTAGTTAAAGAAGACCCACGCTTTGCCAAAGCCAAAAAAGACTGCGAGGCCGAAGTTTACAAGATGTACGAAGAAGTTATCACTGAAGAAAAAACGTGGGCAGACTATTTGTTTAAAATGGGACCAGTGATTGGATTGAATGCAAACATCCTTAAAGAATTTGTTGACTATACTGCTGTGAGTGCATTAAAAGATATTGGCATTAAATATCAAGGCAATGCTCCAAAAACTACTCCCATTCCGTGGTTTAATAAACATTCAGACACAAGCAAGAAACAAACAGCATTACAAGAAAACGAATCAACAAACTATGTCATTGGTGTAATGGGCGAAAACGTATCATATGACGACCTACCGGAGTTATAAAATGTTAACAGTATATAGTAAAAATAATTGCCCATTTTGCGACAAAGCAAAACATCTATTAAAAACAAAGAACGTTGCCTTTAAGGAATTAAATATTGATGCAGATCCTGGGACTCGTGACTGGTTAATAGCACAAGGACATAGGTCAGCACCACAGATCTATTTGGGCGATAAATTATTTGTAGAAGGTGGTTATCAAGGACTTGCAAAATTATCAGATGAAGAAATCAATGAAAGACTAGGAGAGTTAAATGTTAGTAGCAACTAAGTATGAGCAAGATGATATAGTAACCTTTAAGATAGTTAATGGCGACGAACTAGTTGCTAAGATAGTAGAAGAATCAGATGATGCATACACTGTGACTAAACCATGTACGGTTATGCCTAGTCAACAAGGGATAGGATTGATACAAAGCCTGTTTACAAGTGACTTAAATACTAGTATAAGGTTAGAAAAAAAACACGTGATGATGCATTCAAATACTATAAAAGAAATACAAAATCACTACATTAAAACAACCACTGGCATCGAACCAGCTGGTGCAGGTAGCATAGTTACATAGGAAAATAATCATGGCAGACATGATAGCTAGTGCAAGAGCAATGACCACAGTAGCTGATAACCAATATGTGGCTATCGGCATGCCTAAGGGTGGCCTTACACCTGCAACTATCACTGCCATGGTTGGATTCCAAAGAGGGGGTGGAGAGGCCATCGATCTATCCTCAAATGTCAAATTGGCCATGGCAGAATTACAGACAGTAGCCGACAGCGGTGACTATCCCGCTAATGTGCAAGCGGCCTCAGCACTTTCTACATTAACTACGGTTCAGGCAAAATTATTTAATAAAAATGACTGTGGTGGGTTTGGTGCTATTGTAAGTCAGGCACAGTCACATTGTGATGACAGCAAGAATTTAATGTCAGCGACCAGTTTCCTTAAAGATTCTAACTACAGTGACTTTGGCAGTGGCATCAATGATCTCAGTAGCATGGGCGATCGCGGCATGACCAACGTGTTTGGTGATTTACCTGGCGCAGGTGCGGCAATTAATTCAGGTGGGAAACTATGGAACGGCGTTGACGTAAAGAATCTTGGATCGCCTGGCGGACTAGTTGAAGCATTCCAAAACAACAAACTAGCCAATGCCACAGGACTAAATCAAAAATTATCTGAAGCTGGAGTTGATCTAAATAATCTAGGTGACCCAGCATACAAAGATAAGATATCTGGAGTGCTGTCAAACATCAATGACCCAGCGGCACTTGACGCATCAGCAGAGCAGTTTGGGCAAGCAAACCCATTTGCTGGAATGCCAGCATACACAGGAACAGACTCTAGCATATACAAGAGTCCTAGCTTTTTAACTGGAGAGACTGCACCAGCACCGGTAGCAACGACAACAACATCTACTTCATCATTTGGTGCCCCAGCAGTAACAACCAGAAGTTTCTCAACAACAACTGGAACAAGCACAACAGGAACGTCATTTGGAGCCACAACAGCACCAGCAGTAACAACAGGTGGTATACAGAGCCTTAAAGATCTTGGTGACTACACAAAGACTGCTGACCCAAGCACAACCTCAGGATTAGAAACAGACCTAGCGGGAGTTGGACTAAAGCTCAGCGACATGGGTGGAGGAAAGATGATAGATGCCACACAGGGATTAGCATTCTTTGGTAACATAAAGAAAGTAGAAACCCCGTTAACTAACGCGGCCCACCCAACATTAAACAGTCTTATGATTGATAGTGACACTACATCAGCGATAGAAAGTATGATAGGCCTTCCTAGTGGGTCGACAGCTATACCAAACATGCGTGACATATTAGGCCCAGTAGCAGGTAATCCAGAGATCGACGCACTAGCCGGCGGATATTCAGCTGATAAAGTTACAGCATTAGATACCAGCCTTACAAAAACCAATGGATTCATCGCATCTGCCCAGCTACAGGCCAGCACAGGAACACCTACGCAAACATTGGGCAAGAACATGGGATTTGCCACAAACTTACACAAGTATGGAAAGGACATGAGTGAAGGTGGAGTAGGAACTATGTTAAGAAATATGGCCAATACAGCAACCAAGTATGGAGAATCGGTTGCGGCCAGTCTTGCAGAAGGTGAGAACAACAACTTGTTGGCATTAAATGGCATCGGTCCGTTGCAGACTAACCCATTTGAAGGAACTCCAAGCTATACGGGAACAGACGGAAGTCTATACACAAATCCGCAGGTTAAAATGATGGGAGGCAGTTAATGCTCCTAAATTCAATTGACGAATATAAAAAAATCAGTGAGTGGGCAGATTCTTTAGTTGGTAAAAAGATGCTGTTAAGAACATTTGGCGGAAAACTCAGTCGATTCTTAAACAGATTAGGGCATCCAGTAAAACTTAAAATACTTAAAGACTACACCATGGAACCAGATGATTGGACCATCGGAGCTGAATATGATCCAGATCTAGACGAGGCTGGTCGTAAACCATTCCGTATTAATTTTATAATAAACCATCATCGTATAGTTCCTTGGCAAATAACAAAGAAGGATGCCGATGAACTGTCGATCAGTCTGATAGAAACGTTGGTACACGAATATCAGCACTTAAAACAGTACAGAGCGAGACTGTTTGAAGTTCCTTCGCACACCTATAAAGGGTCCAACGCCCTGATCGATGACGACATAGAACTAACTTATCTAAGTTGCCCAGACGAGATAGATTCCTACAGCGCGAACATCGCTATCAGGCTATATATCGAAGAACACATACTCAATATAACACGAGATAAAGAGCATTGGGATTTACATACATACTATAAAGCATTTGGAAAAAAGCACCCTGTAACAAAAGAACTTGAAACTCAGATAGCAATTAAACTAACGATTATCCGGGAGAAAGAACATGGCAAAGACAAGAGAGCTGTCAAACGAAGTTGATTGGGAAATGGAAGAGATAGATATAAATGAAGAAACAGGCCCAGAAGATTATGTTTTTGTTGTTACACCAGCTGGTGGAATTAAAGCAATGTTATTACCTCAAGAAGTAGAAGGTGACATGAGTCAGGGAATTAAAGATCTATTAGCATTTTTTGAAAATCAATATGTAGAGGGGTCTGTTGGTAAGACGTTACACTAGAGCTTCTAACGCACCTATAGTTTCAACAGCATCACCCTTGTGCAATATGGCCTTACCGCCTGCGGCAAGCCAGTCCTCTATGTTTGACACACGATCATCTATTAATATGTCACCTGAGCGATAGTGATGTTGTTTATCAGTTGAGTAAGGACCAAACCATACAGGGATGCCAGGGAAGTTTTTCTGTACCCATTCTACCTTATCCCAAAACGCCCATCCTAGATCATTCTCTTTAGGTATCGCTGTTAGAAACTTAACATCATACCGATAATAATCAGCAATATCTTTGACCCCAGTAACAATTTCATGGGCATTGGCTAGTACAGGAACATGCTTGTATATCCTATTGTTATAATCTCTAATCTTGCACCAATCTTCTTGGCTAAATCTTATCCCTGGTGTTGTCTTGATACCTAATATGGATTCAACGTAGCCATCAAAGTCTGCTACTACTCCATCCATGTCCACGTATATTGTGGGTGTTTGCACTGTCTTCATGTTAACTCCATATCAATCTAAAATAAGTTGCATCCTTTTTATTCTCAAAACGGAACGCAAATCCCTCATTGGCCCGCCAACCGTGTAAATGATATCTGCCCCCGGGAGCAGTTTCTAACCATTCTATTATCACGGGCGGTTTATGTCGATCACTCTTTAGCATAGTGTTCCAGGTTATAACCACTTCTTCCCATTCGGCCGGTGGTGGCCATGTAGATAGCATCATCATTCGAACTTCAGCATGAAGTACGTTGAGTCCCGCTCGTCCTGGAACACAAAACAAGGACCACCATACTGCTCCTCTCTTTCCCAATAGTCACATCTATATTTCGTTTTAAGATAGATCATCATGTCATTGTACCACAAGTCAACTTCGCAGTCGTTCTCGCGTTCAAATTCTGTCACCACCTTGTCCCAGTATGGCTGTAGTGGTAATTCTATCATTTATTCAAAATCTTTTGGGGTTAGTATAGGTTGGTCTTTTTTAGCATCTGCAAGCATCATTTCTAATACTCTTATAATTTCTTCTTTGTCATTACCGAGAATAGTATTATCGTCTGAGTAAGCCATTAGCTTACCCTTTTTGTCATAGTAGACTTCAGTTAATACATAATATGTTTCGCCTGGCTCGGGTGAGTAATGCTCTATTATTCTATAGTTCCAAGTCATACGACACCATGCACTTTTTCAACAGCACGAATAAGTCCAATTAAATCTGAATCATAATATTTTATTAACCTTGTTATTTCATCTTGACTTAAAGGCTTTTTATATAAGCTACCATTTTTCATTCTATGGATATGTTTTTCTTTTGGAATAGTCAGTAATTTATTCATATCATTTCTCCT